GTACGTCTGCGGCTATCCGACGCCGGCGTCCGTCCCGGAGCCGATCAAGACCTGGATCAAGATGCGGGCCGGGTTTTTCTACGAAAACCGCGAGAGCGCCGCCGTGGGCCCCGGGGGGTTCATCAACACCTACCCGCGGGACTTCGTCGACGGGCTGCTCGACGAGTACATCCTGCCGGAGGTTTACTGAGATGCGCGCCGGGCTGCTTGACAGGCAGGTGACGATCCGCAAGTCCACCTCGACGCAGAACAGCTACGGCGAGCAGGTGAGGGGCTGGACGGACCTGATGAAGTGCTGGGCCCGGGTGAACCCCCTGTCGGGCTCCGAGCGTTTCGCGGCCCAGGCCGCCATGGCCGAGGTCGACACGGAGTTCACGCTGCGCTACACCACGGCGATCCGGCCCGAGATGCTGATCGCCTACAACGGCCTCGAGTACGACATCCACTCGATCATCGACGTGGGCGACAGGCGCCGGGAGCTGCGGATCCTGGCGGGGGCGAGGACGACATGATCGGCGTGCAGGTAGAGGTGAAAGGCCTGGCCGAGCTGGGCGCAAGGCTCGGGAGGCTCCCGCTGAAGATCGAAAAGAAAATCCTCGGCGCGGCCCTCAAGTCGGGCGCCGCGGTGATTGTGGAGCCTGCCCGGCAGGCGGCCCCGACGGGGCGGCGCGAGTACGAGTACGGAAACCGCACCGTGCGGAGCCGGAGGCGCATCGGGCAGCTGAGGCGGGCGATCCGGGCCTTCGGCAGCGGGCGACGCCAGGGCGGGGCGTTTGTTTTGCCCATCGGATTCTCGGCGGCGGGCTACTACGGCCGCTTCCTTGAGCGGGGCTGGACCCCGACGGGTCCGCACCGGGCCTGGCGCACGAAGAAGGGCCTCACCCGCGACAGCGCCCGCAGGGTCCTGCAGCGGGGCCGGTCGAAGATCCCCGGCCAGCGCTTCGTGGCCGAGTCGGCCCGCAGGCACATGGACCGCGCCGTGCGCGCCGTGGCGGCCTCCCTGGAGCGGCGGCTGCCCTTCGCGGAGATCGGGAGATAGAGATGGCAGTGGAAACGAAAATCGCCTCGGCGCTCAACGGCTCGTCGGCCGTGACGGCCCAGTGCTCGACCCGGATCTACCCGATGGCGATCCCCCAGGGGGTGGCCGCCTTCCCCGCCCTCGTCTACCAGCGCGGGGGATCGCGTCGGGTATCTTCCCTCTCGGGCTACTCGAACCTCGAGAACCCCACGATCGAGGTGACGAGCTGGGCCACGTCCTACGCCACGGCCAAGGGCCTCTCGACGGCCGCCCAGGCAGCGGTGCTGGCCTCGACGGCCTACGCGGCCGTCCTGTCAGGCGACGAGGAGCTCTACGAGCCGGGCATGGAGGGCGGGCCCACCTGGGGCGTGACGCTGTTTTTTTCGATCTGGAACAGGGAATAAAAGGAGGTAAAGATCATGGCTTACAACGCACAGGGCACCAAGCTGTTCTGGTCCACGTCCACGGCCTACTCGACGGCCCAGGTGATCGGCGAGGTGACCGACTTCTCCGGCCCCGGGGGGCAGGCCGCCGACGTGGACATCACCACCCTGCTCTCGACGGCGAAGGAATTCTTCGTCGGTCTGCGCGACGAGGGCGAGATCACGATGAGCCTCAACTTCAACGCCACCGACGCCGGGCAGGCGGCCCTCATCGCAGACCGGGCGACCCGGACGAAGCGCAAGGCCGCGATCAAGTTCACCGACACGGCGACCCACGTGGCCGTCTTCGACGCCTACTGCAAGGGCTTCTCGATCTCCGGCGCCGTGGACGACAAGGTATCGGCCCAGGCCATCCTGCGGATCTCGGGTGCCGTGACCTACTCGACGGGCTAAAGGAGGGCTGACAGATGGCGATGCAATCCCAGGGCGTGCGCATCCGGCGCGCCTCGACGGCCACGGTGTTCGTCTCCACCTCTCTGGACGTGGGGACCAGCTTCATCAACTGGCCCGACGCGGCGGCGGACTTCGCCGCGGCCGGGTTCACGACCTCGATGGTCATCAACTCGACGGACAACACGGCCTGCAGGGCCGTCAAGAGCGTCGCGGCCACCCAGGTCGTGATCTGGGGCACCTTCGGCACGACGGGCTCCACCGACCGGCGGGTCAACGGCTGGCCGATGGAGACCGTGGGCGAGGTGACCGACTTCTCCGGGCCCGGGGGGCAGGCGGCCGACGTGGACATCACCGCCCTGCTCTCGACGGCCAAGGAGTTTCTGCAGGGCCTGCGCGACGAGGGGGAGCTGACCCTCTCGCTCAACTTCAACGCCACCGACGCGGGCCAGGCGGGCATGATCAACGACCGGGCCGCAAGGCTCCGCAACTACTACGACATCCTGTTCACGGACTACACCTGGAGCGCAACGAGCTTCCCCTCGCGGGCGGGCTTCTGGGGCTACTGCAAGGGCTTCTCGATCTCCGGGGCCGTGGACGACAAGGTATCGGCCCAGGCCGTCATCCGCATCGACGGGCCCGTGCTGTTCTCGACACACGACTCGTAAGGGAAGGAGGAAGGCGAAATGTCATTGTTGAATCGCTCCGAGATCCTCGACGCCGCCGACCGCACGTTCGTCGACGTCGAGGTCCCCGAGTGGGGCGGGCAGGTGCGCGTGGGCGTCATGACGGGCCGGCAGCGGATGCTGCTGCAGATGGCCATGGAGAAGGACCGCGAGGGCTTCATCGAGCAGGTCGTGGCCTTCTGCTGCGTCGACGCGGCGGGCGAGCCCCTGTTCACGGCGGCCGACACGAAGGCCCTCGGAAAGAAGAGCGCGGCGGCCCTCGAGCGGGTGTTCAGCGTCGCCGTGGAGGTCAACGGTCTGACGAAGAAGGCGGTCGACGACGCCGCGGGAAAATGACGGCCCAGCCCGAGCTGTTCTTCTACCACCGGCTGGCTCGTGAGCTGGGCATGACGGTGTCGAGGCTCCTCGAGGAGTGCGACAGCCGGGAGATCACCTCCTGGATCGCCTGGTTCCTGATCGCCGACGGGAAGTGGAAGCCGAAGAGCGCGGCCGGCATGGCCGAGCGGTTCAAGGCGATGATGGCGGGACAGTCCGCCAAGGACCGGGCGCAGGGCAAAACGGAGCCCAAGAAGGGGAGGAAGAAATAGATGGCCCAGAAGGCCGGCAGGATCGAGATCGAGTTCGCCGCCAACCTCGCCCGGCTCCAGCAGGACGTGGGCAAGGCGACCCGGATGGTCGAGGGGTTCGGCACCAACCTCAAGAGGGCCCTGGCCGGGGCCCTGGCGGGGTTTTCGGCCTACAGCCTCGTCACGATGGCGCGGGAGACCCTCAAACAGGTCGATGCCCTCGACGAGATGGCCCAGAAGGCGGGGGTGGCCTCGCAGGAGATGATGGGCCTCACCGCCGTGGCCAAGCTGGGCGGGGCCGAGATCGACACCCTGGCCAAGGGCTTCAAGTTTCTGGCGTCCAACCTCATCGAGGCGCAGCAGGGCTCCACGGAGGCCTCGCAGGCCCTGGGCGTGCTCGGAACGCAGGCGGCCGACACCGAGACGGCCCACAGCCAGCTGATGGAGCGGTTTCTCCAGGCCGCCGACGCCGTCTCGAAGATGCAGGACGGATACGTCAAGACCGCCTACGTGACGAAGGTCTTCGGCCGCAGCGGCATGGACCTCATCCCGGTGCTCAACCAGGGCCGGGAGGCGATCGAGGGGATCCTCCGGAAAGCCGTGGAGTGGGGGGTCGTGCTCGAGGAGGACGCCATCCGCAAGATCGCCCGCTTTAACGACCACATGGACGAGTTTTCCCTGCGGTTGCAGGGGGCGAAGAATCTGATCATGGCCGGCATGGTCGACGGCCTCGAGAAGCTTGCGGAGGCCTACGACCTGGTCATCTCAAAGGGGGGCTTCTGGCAGGACGTGGGCGAGGGCCTGGGCTGGGCCGCCGAGCAGGCGGGGGACTTCCTGATCGCCATGCGGGCCCTCTTTGAGCTGCTCTCCGCCGGCATCCCCGGCATGTGGGAGGTCGTCAAGGGCAACCGCACCTTCGCCTCCCTGCGCGACGAGCTTGACGCGATCGACAGGAAGTACCAGGAGCTGCGGCGCGAGTGGATGGAGAAGCCGCCCCCGAAGGACGAGGAGGCCCGCCGGAAGGTTTTCACGCCGCCCAAGGCGGCCGACATCGACAAGATCCAGGGCGTCATCGACAAGCTGCGCGTCGAGGAGGCCCAGCTGGGCAAGACGGCCCGCGAGCAGGCGGTCTACAACTCCCTGCGCGAGGCGGGCTTCAAGATCGACGAGCGCACGGGGCAGTTCCGGGGCGACGAGCGGAAAATCCGGCAGATCACGGAGATCACCGAGCGCATCTTTGCCCAGAAGGAGGCCCTCAAGGCCCTGGAAGGCGTCAACCAGCGCTCCGTGGATCTCATGAAGACAAGCCAGACCGAGGCCGCGGGCTGGGCCGACCAGCTCGAGGATCTGCGCGACCTGGTCAACTCCGGGAAAATCACCTGGGAGGCCTACTCGATCGCCGTCTCCAAGGTAAGCGCCGAGATGGCGAAGCTCGGCGCCGCAGGCGAACTCGTGGGCATCGAGAAGATGAAGAACGTGATCTCGGCCCTGGAGATCCAGGACGAGACGCCCGCCCTGCGGATCGCCCAGATGAAAGCGCAGGCCCTGCAGGAGGAACTCGCCGTGCGCGAGCGCCTGCTCGCGGCCATGCCCAGGCTCACCGCCGAGCAGCAGGCGGCCTGGAACTCCGAGGCCGAGGCCCTGGAGCGGGTGCGCCAGCAGCTCCTGGAGCAGGAGAAGATCGTCCAGCGCTATAATGACGCCTGGGCCGGGGTGCGGCAGGGCCTCAAGAGCTACTACGACGACGCGGCCGCCATGGCCGACCAGGTGAAAAAGACCGTGGAGGACGCTTTCAAGGGCATGGAGGACGCCCTCGTGGAGTTCTGCCAGACCGGGAAGCTTTCCTTCCGCGACCTCGTGAACTCCATCGAGGCCGACCTGATCCGGCTGGCCGTCCGGCAGGCCATCACGGGCCCGCTTTCGCAGGGCCTCGGAAACGCCATGTCGGCAGGGGGCGGCGGCTTCGACCTCTTCTCGCTCTTCGGCGGGCAGTCGGGCATGTTCTTCCACGCCGGGGGCGTGGTGGGCCGCGACGGGGTGCCCGCCCGGATCCCGCGGGGCTACTTCTCCGGGGCGCCCCGCTACCACGGCGGGCTTGCCCCCGACGAGGTCCCGGCCATCCTGCAGAAGGGCGAGACGGTCATCCCCCGCAACCGCGGGGGCATGTTCACGCAGTATGTCACCATGAACATCTCGACGCCGGACGCCCAGAGCTTCCGGGCCTCGCAGGACCAGATCCTCCGGAGGGCCGGCCGCGGGATGCGGAGGGTGCTGACGTGAGGTCCTTCCACGACATCCGCTTCGGGGGCGCCGTGGGGCGCGGCCTGGAGTGCTCCGTGAAGTTCGTCACCGACGTCGTCCGGACGAAGGAGGGGGAGGAGTACAGAAACGCCCGCCTCGGGCAGCCCCGGCACGGCTACCGATGGAACGTGGCGCGGGCCTCGACGGAGATCGAGGACGTGCGCGAGTTCCACGCGGCCCGCAAGGGCACAAAGTATTCCTTCCGCTTCCGGGACCCCTTCGACCACACCCTGCCGCTCACCGTGCTCTCCACCGGATCCACCTCGCAGACCGACTTCGAGATCGTCAAGCGCTACGCGGCGGGCGGCACCACCTTCGAGCGGCGCATCCTGCTGCCCGACACGTCGCAGACCACGGTCTATGTCAACTCCACGGCGCTTGCCTCGAGCGCCTGGAGCATCACCACGGACTACAAGCTGCGCCTCGCTGCGGCCCCGGGGGCAGGAAACGCCGTGGAGATCGAGGGCGTCTTCGACGTCCCGTGCCGCTTCGACGCGGAGCTGGCCGGCCGGCTGGCCTCCCCGGAGGTCGACGAGGTGACCGTGGAACTCACCGAGGCCCGCTACAGCCCCGCCGTGAGCGTCTCGACCGGGACGACCTGGGAGGCCCGCACCTGCAACGTCTTCGACTCGACGCAGTATTTCTTCGACGGGTTCACAAAGACCACCCTCTCGACGATGTGGCAGCCCTGCCACACCGACACCTGGGCGGATCCCATGGCCACGGTGCCCGTCGTACTCGGGGCCTCCGACATCGACTACACCCTCTCGGGGGGCTATCTGTCGGTGGGCACGGCAATCGCCGCCGGTCCCCGCAAGTACCTTTATTTGTGCCTGCAGAAACCCCTGCGCCCCCCTTTGCGCGTCCGCCAGCACCTGCGGTTTCGCAGCGCCACGGACATCGACTACAGGATCTACACCCAATACGGCCTGCAGCTCACGACGCGGGCCTCGACGGGCTTCGTATCGACCTCGCTCGTCGAGCCGCGGATCAACTGGGAGCCTTCCTTCGCCGTCGTGATCGAGAGCTCGCCCCTGGGGCCGGGCACGGCAATCCTCTCCATGCCGGTCGGCGGGGCGCAGTATGACGGCTTTTTCGAGGTCGACTTCTACTCCACGCACATCCGGGCCACGTTCTACCCCTCGACGGGGGGCTCCGCCGGCATCGAGACGACGGTGGCGGCCTACTCGACGGCCGAGGACTGGTATTTGACGGTGAGGATGTTCGAGTTCCACTACAACGACCTGGACTGGATCGAGGTGCGCAGCCTGTGAGCGACTTCATCGACACCCGCTTTCCCCTGGAGATCGCCTTCGGCTCGGGCGGAGCCGAGACGTTCGAGACGGACCTCTTCGCGGGCGAGAACCTCCTCGAGGTGCGCGAGGAGCGATCGACGGACTCCCGCGGCATTTACGACATCGCCATGGTCCGGCCGGCCACGGAGATCGAGGCGGTCAAGGCGCTCTTTCTGTGCGCCCAGGGGCAGCGCCGGACGTTCCGCCACCGCGACCCGCGGGACTGGTCGGTCTCCTCGGCCCACATCGGGACGGGGGACGCCACCGTGTCGACCTTCCAGCTCGTCCGGCCGTTCTGGGATTCGACCTATTACTTCGGCAAGCCGGTGACCCGGCCCGTCTCGACCTCCGTGACCGTCACCCTGGACGGCGTGGCGACCACGGAGTTCACCGTGGACACGACCGCGGGGGTCGTGACGATGACCACCGTGCCCGGCAGCTCCGTGATCGTCCGGGCCTCCTTCGAGTACGACCGCGAGGTCCGCTTCGGGCAGGACGAGCTTACGATCGCCCTTGTCGAGGGCACCTACATCGCCGAGATCCGCACGAAACTGGTGGAGGCATGAAAACGCTGACGACGGCCTTCGAGGCCATCCTGCAGAACCCCGCCGCGAGGCTTTCCTGGTGCTGGCGCATCCACCGCCGCGACGGCACGGTCATGGGATTCACGGACGCCGACGAGTCGATCACCGTGGCCTCCGGCGCCTACGCGGGCACCTACTGGCCGGCGGCCGCCATGTCCATGAGCGACGTGGAGAGCCGACTGGGGGCCGAGGGGGGCTCGCTGGATGCCCGCGGGATCCTCACCGACGACGCCATCACCTCGAGCGACCTGCTGGCCGGGCGATACGACGGGGCGGAGGTGCGCCTCTTCATCACCCCCGCGACGGCGAGCTCCGCCGGCCAGGTGACCATGCTGACGGGCAAGCTGGGCGACGTGACCCTGGACGACGGCAACTTCAGGGTGCAGATCCTCTCGCTTGCGGACCAGCTGGCGCAGGGCTGCCACGACGTCTTCTCGCCCACCTGCAGGGCGCAGCTGGGCGATTCGCGCTGCGCGATCGCCACGACCTCCACCTCCTGGACCTCCACGGCCACGATCACGGCCGTGACGGATTTGTGCCGGATGACCCTGTCCGCGACATGGGCCGACGGCTGGCTTAACTACGGCGTCGTGACCTTCGACTCGGGGGCCAACGCGGGGGTTTCCATGGAGATCCTGCGGCAGGCCTCGGCCGAGATCTGGCTGCTCGAGCCGCCGCCCTTTGCGGTGACCACGGCCACCTCCGTGACGGTGCGCGCCGGCTGCGACAAGACAAGGGAGACCTGCCGCGACAAGTTCTCCAACATCGCCAACTTCCGGGGCGAGCCCGACATCCCCGGCGCGGACATGCTGATGAGGACCCCGAATGCCCACTGATCTCGCAAATCGCATCGCGGCCGAGGCCCGCACGTGGCTGGGAACCCCCTGGCACCACCAGGGGCGCGTGCGCGGCGCGGGCGTGGATTGCGGGGGCCTTGTTCTCGAGGTCTTCAAGGCCGTCGGGGTGCTGCCCCCGGACTTCGAGGTCGGCTACTATGGCAGAAACCCCAACCTGCCCAGGCTGATCGCCACGCTGTCGGCCTGGGCCCGCGAGGCGCAGGACATCCGCCCCGGCGACGTGCTGCTTTTCACCATCGTGGATGCGCCCCGGCACCTGGGCATCGCCACGGCCCTCGACGGCGCCACGGGCGTCATCCACTCCTACCAGACCCTCGGGCGGGTGGTGGAGCACGCCCTCGACGCCCGCTGGCGGCGCAGGCTGTATAAAATTTACCGGGCGGAGGCTCTATGGCGACCCTGATATTGACGGTGGCCGGAAGCTATTTCGGGCCCTGGGGCGCCCTGGCGGGTTCCATGCTGGGAGGGCTGATCGACCGCACGATCGACCCGTTCGGCCTGCAGCCCGACACGATGCACGTCGAGGGTCCCAGGCTGGACAACCTGAAGATCCCCACGGCCAGCTACGGCGTCCCCATCGACCGCACCTGGGGCACGATCCGGAAGGGAGGCCAGCTGATCTGGGCGCTCGACCTCATCGAGGAGGTGACCACCGAGGAGGTGGGCGGCAAGGGAAGCCCCCCGAGCGCCTCGGTCACCCGCTACCGTTACTACGGCAGCTTCGCGGTTTCCTTCGGGTACGGCCGGCCCACCATGCGGGTGCGCAAAATCTGGTGCGACTCCAAGCTCTGCTATGTGGACACCAACGTGGCGAGCTATGTGGTCAACGCCACCGGGCTGCCCGTGGCATTCGGCAATGGAGGGACCTATTCCGACATCCGGCTCACGGACGGGACGGGCTGGCCGGACTACGGGGTGGCCGTCGGGCAGGCGCTGACATTTTCCGGATTTGCGGAAGGGGCCCTCAACACGAGCATCGGGGTCTACATGCTCTACTCGAGCGGCACCTTCCCGGGCGTGACCGACGTGCTGCGCACGGCCCCGTATGCGGAAGTGGGTTACAGCGAATCGGCCAACGTCGACGTGATCTCCTCCAGCATGACCGACTCCGAGACAGTGGACTGGCCCGAAGGGAGCTCCGACTTCGAGGGCTACCTTTCCATCTACCCCGGCTCGATAGACCAGGCGGCCGACGCCGTGATCCAGGCAAGCGTCGGGGCCGCGTCCACGCCCGCCTTCCGGGAGCAGTGCTACGTCGTCTTCGAGCGGCTGCCGCTGGAGAATTTCGGCAATCGCATCCCGTCGGTGACGGTGGAGATGCAATACGAGACGTCGCTGATCACGGTGCTGGAGGACCTCTGTTCCCTGGCCGGCATCGAGGTGGAGGAGCAGGACTTCTCGCAGGTCGGCTTCCTGGGCGCCGTGGGGGGGCTTACGGCCGGCCGGGCGGACATGCGCCAGCTCGCTTCGCAGCTCGCCATGGCCTACCGGTTCGACTTCTTCGAGAGCGAGGGCAAGCTCAAGGCCATTCCCAACAAGACGGCCGCGGATCTCACGCTGACGGCGGCCGATCTGGGCGCGGCGGCCGGCGAGGAGCGGGCCCCGGCCCTTTCAAGGACGCTGACGGACCCGAGGGCGCTGCCCCGGCAGATCAGCCTCTCGTACCTGTCGGAGTCCATGGACTACGACACCGCCTCCATCGTGGCCCGGCGCGAGGTGGTGATGAGCTGCCTGCGCAAGGAGGTGACGGTGCCCTTCGTACTGACCGCGGCCGAGGCCCGGGCGCTGGCCGATCACCTGCTGCGCAAGGCCTGGATCGAGCGGACGACCTACCGCATGACGCTGCCCCGGAAATATTTGAAGCTCGAGCCGGCCGACATCCTGACGCTGCCCGCCGCCTACGGCAGCCCCGCGGTCAAGGTGACCGGCCTGCGGGTCTCGCCGAAGCTCGTCCTCGAGGTGGAGGCGGTGCGCGCCTCTATTTTCGCGCTTCCTTCGGCCTCCAGCGAGGCGGAGCCCGGCGGGTTCACGCCCGTGACCGACCCGACCTGGCACAGCTCGCAGCTCTACCTGCTCGACATCCCGATTTTGCGCGACCTCGACGACGACGCGGGCCTCTACGCCGGGGCCTATACCTGGCGCGACGGGGTGCAGACGCTATACCGGTCGGCCGATTCGACCAACTACTCGGCCTACGATACGCTGCCCGGCGGGCTGGTGGTGGGCAGCGTCGCCACGGCCCTGCCCGACTGCCTCAACCCGGACGTATGGGACAGGGCCCACACCCTGACGGTCACGCTGCGGTCCACGGCCGACAGCCTCGAGAGCAGGAGCGAGGGCGAGGTGCTCAACGGCGCCAATGCCGCCCTGGTGGGTGACGAGATCCTCCAGTTCCAGACCGCGAGCCTCACCACCACGGCCACCTACACCCTCTCGAACCTGCTGCGCGGCCGGCGGGGCACGGAGCAGCACACGGGGACGCACGGCGCCTCGGAGACCTTCATCCTGCTGACCCAGGCCGCCCTGTCGCGGATCTCGACGGCCGTCGGGGAGTACGGGGCGACCTATTACTACAAGGGGGTCGGCAACTCGGAGACGGTGGCCACAGTGCCCCAGTACGCCCTCGCCAAGCAGTGCGTGGGGCTCAAGCCCTTCTCGCCCTGCCACGTGCGCGGCCTGCGGGGATCCACGGACCAGTGGACCTTCGAGTGGAAGCGTCGCGGGCGCGTCAACGCGGGGTGGAACAGCCTTGCGGACATCCCGGCCGACTCGACCCTCGGGGAGAGCTACGAGATCGACATCATGGCCGATTCCACGTCGACCTCCGTGGTGCGCACCCTCGCCTCCACCTCCACATCCGTCGTTTACACGGCCGCCCAGCAGTCCAGCGACTTCGGCGGGGCCGCCACGGCCGTGACCGTCCAGGTTTATCAGCTGGGGCCTCTGGGCAGGGGCTTCGGCAAGAAGGAGACCATGCCATGAGCACATCCCTGTATCTGAAGATGCCCTACATGAGCGCGGCGCAGGCACAGAAGGAGGTCACCCACAACGAGGCGCTCGCCATCCTCGACGCCGTCGTGCAGATGGCCGTGGAGGACCGCAACCTGACGACACCGCCCGGCACGGCGGCCGAGGGGCAGATCTTCCTGGTGGCCACGGCCGGCGCCACGGACGCCTGGACGGGCTACTCGGGCTACTTCGCCCACCTCTACAACTCCACCTGGCGCTTCTACGCCCCCTCCGAGGGCTGGCGGGCCTGGATCAAGGACGAAGACCTCTACACGATCTACACGGGCAGCTCCTGGATGGACGGGGACCGGTCCCTGATGAGCGTCTACCCGCCCTCCACGCACGGGGAATATTCCGGCGAACGGGCCATGCTCCCCTTCGGGACGGCCG